CTTCTTCTTCTGGATCTTCTTCACCTGTTGCTACATCGTCTGCTTCTTCGCCCTCTGCTTCATCTGTCGGATCTTCTTCATCGACTCCAACCTCTTCTTCTGCTTCTGGCTCTTCGTCTGTAGGTTCTGCTTCTTCTGGCTCTTCTGCTGAATCATCTTCTTTAATTTCTCCATCATCACTGTAAAATACTGCATCATAGGCTTTGTCCTCGTCTTGTGGTGTTTCCTGCTCGATCTCTTGGTTTTCGATTAGTTCTTCACTCATGCTTATTCCCCTGCTTCTGCTACGACTTCTGCCGTTATGTCTGCATTGATATCTCTAAGTTCTTCAATAGCGTTATTTGCATCTACTTCTACCGTGTCCATAAACCCTTGCATATCAAGTCTGCTTTTAATCTGACCTTCCAATAAAGCTAAAACTTCGATATTCTTTTCAGAACCTCTTCCTTTTAGTTGCTCTTCTTTTAAGTGTCTGACGTTCTGCCACAAAATATCTAGCCCGTTTGTAAGGAATACTTCTTCAAAGACTGCTTTAAAAGCTTTGTTCTTTTTAAGTTCTTGTAGTGATCTTCCTAGTTTAACTGACTGCTCTAGCTGTTTAGCTATTTGCTGCTGTGCTGCTTGTTCTGCTTGTTCTAGTGTTTGTTCTTGGGTGTTCAAAATTGAATCCTTTTGTATTTGGTTTATTGTGGTACTCCTGGTTGTGGTGTGCCTTGCTGTCCGCCCTGCATCTGCTGTTGTGCCATTTGCATGATTTGGATTTGTGCGTCTTCTGGTAAACTCATGAATCCCTCTACTGCTTGACCTTTGGCTTGTGCCTTAGCATCTGTTATCTGTGAAAGTTCCTGTGATAGATCTTTAAACCCTGCAAGTTCTTCAAGTTCTGCAATTAACTTAGCTACATGATTAGGTGATAATGCTCCTTGCTGTACCAGAGGGGTCACCATCTGTAACAACCCTACGATCTTTTGAGACTTCATCTCTTCTGATCCTGCAATAGCTACATTTACGGTTAAGTCAAACTCTCCGCCTATATCATCTGGTGATATTTCTGCATATGAATCGCCCACAACTCTTAGTGCTATAGTAGTATCTAAGAATTCCTGGTTATATGCAATCCACTTTCTAAATAATGGCTTCATGAATTGTTCTGCAAAACGTGTTACTGTTTCCCATGTTCTCATTTGTGCTTGACCCATGATCGCGGTGATACCTGTTGCTGTCTTGTTTAATGACTTGGCATCTATCCCCTGGTTATATCGTGTGATCCCGGACTCGTTCTCACCTTCTGCAGTAAAGTATTCAATAAATGGAAGTAATGTTGTAGGTAGATCTGGTCTAATCTCTGGCTTATATCCGTTTAGATCATTCCATTCAACGACTGCACCTATCTTTGCTTCTTTTAATCTTCTGATATTTAATGCATCAATAGATCCCTTTTGGACGTGCTTCATACCATTTGTAGAGCTTGCTGTTAAATCAATAGCTGTTCTTACTAAGGCTGTCTTGATCCCTGCTGTGTCTTCTAAGAAGTGTGATAGTGCATTACCCCAGAAACTAAAAGCTACAGGCATAAATGATGTTCCTATGTATGGTGGTTCTTTGTCTGGAAAAGGATTCTCTGATATTCTAAGAATAACATTACCACTCCATACACACACAATGTCTTCTGCTATGCCGTCCTGGTTGATGTCTATCTTTCCATAATACTCATAGATAGTAACGGCTTCTCTTCCGTTGGTGCGTTGCTGCTGATCGTTTATCTTTCCATACTCTTCAAGGTCTGCTTGTCTAGCTACTCCTAGCCCTGACTCTTTGGTATCTGTAGCATTTGATACTATATCGTCTACATTCTCATAGATCCCACGCTCTGAATATTTCTTATCTTGGCTTCTAAGGTCTGACTTGTTAGTATCTATTCTCTGAATACAAGCGTCTGCATCTTCTATAGTGTCGCCTATAATCCAAAAGTCTTCATTCTTAATTGGTGTTGCATCTGGACGTGATATTGTTGTCTTTGATATTGTTGCAATACCTTTGTATATCATTTGAGACAGTCTCTCGTTGTAAGGATCATCTGCTTCATCTACCATTACTTCGGCTTCATCTTCTATTGTGATCTCTGCACCTTGAGCTTCAAGTTCTGATACTTGCTCCTGAGTGAACCCCTCAAAAGGGATCTCTTCTATCTCCTCATCATGTAGCCAACCCGTTCTTGCTACTACTGTACCCTCTGAGCTGTATAGCTGTAATGATGTGTAAAGGAATTGATACTTAGGAAAATCGTTATTAAATTGATAGTTTATTAAAGTGTTTTGTGATTTTGCTTTATCCATATCATCTGCTGTTCTTGGAATAAAGTCTGCTATATCGTTTGAACTCATGAATGGTTTCATGGCATTAGGGATCCACCAGTTAATGGCTTTTTGTGCTTCCTTGGAAACATATTGAGATCGTCCAGTAGTTTCATTACCAAGTGGCTTACCCTCATACATCTCTTTCCACTTAGTAATCTTAGTGTCGATGTCTGTCTTAGCTCTCTTGGCTATTTCAAAATCTTCTTTTACGAGAGTGAGAACTTCTGCGTCTGTTAATGGTGGTTTTTGAGTTTCTTCTTCATTGTCGCCTATTGCTATGGCTTCTGCTTCAAGTTCTTCGTTCATAAGGTCTGCCGTTCCTTTCGGTTGGTGGTTTGGTGTATTAATCCCAGTTGTGGATATTATATCATATTTTTATTTCTGTTACTTAATAGAGATTTGGAACTATTGGATCTGATCTGTCTACTACTCCTCGTGAACTATTTGTGAGTACATCTGTGAAGTACGTGAGTGCAAGTGCGTCTGAAAGGTCTGGTGATCGTCCCAGGTTCTCTTTGATCTTGTCTTTTGGTATGATCTTCGCCTTTCCTGTTTCACTAAAGGTATATTCTATCTCTAGCAGCTCTTCCATAAGTTCTTCATTCTTTTGTTCTGGTATTGATAGTCCACGCTTAAAGGCTTCTGCGAACTTAAAATATGATTCTGCCCTCTTATTAAAGTAGGTCTTCTCATCTGCTGCCCTCATTCCAAAGTTACCATCTATACTAAATTCACCTTTGCGAATCAATATATCATGCACTCCTGCTCCTATACCTATAGTATCTACTACTATTGCATCTGCATTCACTAACCTTGATATTGTACTGATCCAGTCTGCTACCTCTGTAATTGATAGCTTCCTCTTCTGTAGTATGGATTTAACCCATAAACCAGATCTTATTACTAGTACTGTGCTGTCGTCGCCATAACGTGCGATATCTGCACCTATGATAGTAGCTCCACTTGCATTACCGTTTCTATGCATTGCAGCATCTATATCTTGGTATCTGAATAGCTTATTACCGGTTGTGTCCACATATCCACCCAGGAAGATATGATGATACTTCTCTGCATCGATCAATCTCATCTCTTCTGCTTCATCCTTAATCACTTGTGAACAAAATGGGTTATCTGTGTAATTTATATGAACTAATATGGAATTTGATTTGGTCTTAAATAATCTTTCCACTGCATCTGTTCTTAGTCTTGGGTTCCAGGAGAATAATAGCTCTGATCCCTCTTTTCTTATTGTTGGCACCAGAAGATCCAAAGAGTGTTGAGTAATCGTCTGTGCTTCCTCCACAAAACATATGTCTGCACCTTCCATTGACTTTATGGAATCGGCTGTGTGGTCTTGGAGTCCTGCAAAGACAATAAGCCCAGTTCCACCCTTACACTTAATCTCTGAACTCATAACATCAAAATGATCATGAAGCTTATGGTAATTGATACGATCTTCAAGTAATTTCTTTGATGAATGTTTGATGGACTTCTGGATCTCTCTAAGGCATACTGTAAAAAGATCCTGGTTGTTTATCATTCTGAATAGTATGTAATCTACTATTGCCCACGATTTAGAACTTCCTCTTCCACCTCTAAGTCCTTTAAATCGTTTATCCTCTGTGTATAATGGCTTTAATTTGCCTGCGACTTCTAAAGTCATTTACATATCCACAAATACGACTTTAATATCTGT